AGAGATACAGAGAAGTATGCTTACATCCTAAGCTGGTTGACCATGATTGTATGTGGAATTTTCGGTATAAAAAGACAATGGCGGAAATGTGCACTTTCTTGTGTTGCTGGATCATCTGGTACGATTGCACTCTGGGCAATATGGCAAAAACGGAAAGAACATTACAAGAGAAGGTTGGTGGAATCACGAGACCTTTTGCCTGAATATGTTCGCACTGTTAGAGATAGGCTAGCACCTAGTACTTTGTTGTGTGCAGCCAGTCTTATTGTTGGCGTGAAGTTATTGCGTATGTGGAATGCATATCGCAAAGAACAGATGCAACCTAACAGCGGAGCTTTTGATCGAGAAGTCGTGGACAGTCAGAAAAGCTGGATGGGAGGCCTTATGGGGTCTCTTGGATTTTCAGTTTCGAGACAATCGACAGCTCGTTTTGCGGCTCCAGGCGAACTTATACAAGCAGTGAAGAAGAACCTTGTATTTTGTTCTTTCAAGCGTCCCGACGGTACTTCAACGGGATGTTGTGCTTTTATACCACGGAAGTCAAGAATATGGTTTCCTGAGCATGTGTTTTACGAAAATTCTAACATGAAAGGCAAGAGAGCTGAATATTTACATGTTACAGTTCACAGATCTGCCTCGATTGGTGGGGTTTTTACCTTCACAGTTGATGATACATCCTGTGTTTGCTCAGAGGAACATGACTTGGTTGATGCATATGTAGCTAATTCTCCAGATTTTCGCTCCGTTTTCAAATGGCTTCCCCTGGATAAACCAAGGGGGGTGGCTCCTGCTTACTTTGTTAAGCGGAGTAGCGATTTAGAGTACTTTCAGAGATCTATAGCTGTATCTTGCAAATACACCGGTCATAGTCAGAAGGACTTCTATGGTGGTACCTACAATTGTGACATAATAGGTGTGGGAACTTGCATGTCGCTTATCGTTAGCGATAGTAAAGAACCTACTATCTTGGGATTTCACATTGGAGGAAATGGATCACATGGTCGGATGCAGACAGTGACTCTAGGAGATTATGAGAGTCTTGGGAAGAGATTGGAGGAGCGTCCAGGAATTATCATTTCAGCTCAAGCTGGTGAGATACCTGTAAAGCAATATGACGTTAAGCTCATACACTCACCCGAGATACACCCAAAGAGTCATTTCCACGAGTACGACAAATTTGCATGTGTTGATATACATGGTTCTGTTAAACTACGGAGAGAACAAGGAAGCGAGGTTGTTACTTCAATTCTTTCTCCATATGTTGCACAGGTCATGGATCAGCCCAATGTTTGGGGACCACCCCGAATCAAACCCAATTGGCGTCCTTTCAAAGCCACTTGTGACAAATTTGTCGATCCCGCTGGAATGTTTATCCCAAAAGACCTACTACGAGCTAGAGATGATTGGTTGAAACCTTTAATTCCCTTAGTCATAGCACACTCCAAAAAAGAGCGGTTTTTACCCCTTTCCGAGTTTGAGATGGTTAACGGAAGAGACGGTTCGCGTTTTATGGACGCCCTAATAATGTCTACTAGCATGGGAGCACCTGTCTTTGGTCCAAAAGACAACCATTTTCCATTTATAGAGCACAATGGACAACAGCGTAGATCCATCGGAGACGCTATAAAAATAGAAATGGAAAGAATTCTGGAATGCTGGAAGAAAGGTGAACGAGCCTACCCAATTTTCAGTGCTTGTCTCAAGGACGAACCAACGAGACTCGGAAAAGATAAAGTACGAGTTTTTACAATCATCTCTGTTGCATTTAGCCTACTTGTGAGGAAATATTATTTACCAATCATTAGGTTTTATGGACTCCATCCTATTGAGTCTGAAATGGCTGTCGGAGTGAATTGTATGAGTCCTCAATGGGAGGAATTGGTGCAAGCAATGGATAAATTTGCATTCGATGATGATGGGCGTATCGGTATGGACTACAAAGCTTATGATACACGCATGAATTCGCAAGTTACAAGAGCCTCAATGTCTGCTCATATTGTTCTTGCAGAAGCTGGTGGTTATCCCGATGATGCGCTTGCAATTATGCGAGCAATGGTCGTAGATTTTTGCCATCCTCTCATCGACTACAATGGCACTCTAGCAATGTTCTACCAAATGAATACATCTGGTAACAACATTACTGTTCAACAGAATTGTGTTGCTAATTCGATTTATTTACGCTTAGCTGCGTATAAATTGATTCCTGGTCTGTCTGATTTTAGAAGTTGCGTATCAATCGTGACGTACGGAGACGACAACCGGGGAAGTGTTCATCCAAGTGCTAGAGAGTTTTACAACTTCTTCACAATCCAGAAATTCTTGTCAGGTTACGGTATAACAATAACACCACCTGACAAGGAAGGCGTTTCGAGAGAGTTCTACCCCGATAAGGAGTTGGACTTTCTCAAACGCAAATCTACCTATTTTGAGCCCCTCGGGCTAAGATTGGGTAGCTTGGACGAAATGTCCATTTTCAAATCTCTTCACTGCAATTTGAAGAGTAAAGCTGTAACACAGCGAGAGGTTGCGCGGAGTTGCCTGGAGACAGCTGCTCATGAGTGGTTTATCCATGGTAAGGAAATTTATGACTCCCGCATGGCCCAGTTACGCGAAGTTTGCGAACGGGCGGATCTTGTTGTACCAGCAATCCACATCTCCTTCGAAGAACGCCTAGAAAAATGGCGGGAGGAATATAGCGGAAGTTGATTACCATAGTACGCAACAAACGGC